GTGGTATTGCAGTAGTGCTTGAAAATCACCTCGCTGGTGTTGCCGGCCCATGCAGCCACCTGTGGCACTGGGATTCCGGCTTCAATCCAGCGGCTGATTGCCGTATGCCTGCAGTCGTACGGACGGTACAGGTGGGAGATCAACCCAGCGCCATGCAACGGCTGCAGCTTTTTACGGAAGTAACTCTGAAACGCCACTCGATTCCACGGGAAGATGCACTCGTTTTCCTGTGGCAGTTGCTCAAGGATGGCTCGGCATTTGCTGTTCAACGGCACCCATCGCTTCTTGTTGGTTTTAGTGCTGTCTTTATAGCCGTGTGTAAGTGTCCAGTTGCTATGTACAAGGATCTTGTTTTCCTTGATGTCTGACCATCTCAAAGCTCGCACCTCACCAGTACGCATTGCAGTTTGCAGCATGAACTCGGTGTACCACGACCAGTTGACATCTTGATAGCTGCATTTTGCAGCAAGTGCAGCAAGCACTATGCCGACTTCATTGCGTGGTATTACGACAATCTCCTCGTCTTTTTGCGGCGCCTTCGGCATTTTGAAGCTGGCCAGCGGGTTGCGCTCTAGGTAGCCAACATCCTCTTGCGCCGCCCACTTGTACATGCTTTTGGTGTACATCGCCACGCGCCGTGACGACAGCACAGGCTTTTCGCCTAGGACCCAGATCATCACCTGTCTTGCGTGGCTGAGGTCCTGCACAGGACATCGAATCAACCACTTGCGAACCTGCCGGTAGTCAGAGGTAAGGCTTGTTGGGCACAAGGCAATAGAACGCTCAGCGAGGAAGGCGTCCCAGAGTTCTACAAGTGTCATGTACCAACCCTACAAGAAAAGCCCGCCGGTTACAGCGGGCTCACGCTCAGTATTGAAGGTGACTACTGGCTCTAGCAAGCCATCAGCACGCAGGGCACGCAGTAGCTACCGTCCTCGTAGGTGCAGCTCACGTTGGTGCTGGTGACCTTGGCCACAGTCTTGCTGCGAATGATGTCGTCGTCCTGGGGTTTGGCAGTGCCATCACCAGCGGACATGAGTAGATCGCCACGCTGAACTGTGACGCCTTCGGCAATGCGGATGATCATGTCACCCGTCATTGCACAGTAGAAATCTTTGGTGTGAACTTCATCGTCATTGTCCCACCCCTGAAACACACCAGCAACATTGAAATCACCTTCAACATCGCTCACTTTCATGCGGTTGAGTTGTTCATTTGTTTGTTCGCCCCAATCGCACATTTCATCCAAGTTGCTCAGCACAGTGCCGCGTAGGATTTCAACACGATCTCCGTTCCCAGGGAGCTGTGACCAACGGCTTAGGTGAGCACCGTTCAGAGAGACAGTGTTACCTGAAACAGAAATGCTGCCTTCAATGGCTGTGTCTTGGTAAAACTCAAGCAGGTTGCCGTCATCGGTAGTCCTGTTGACATGCAATGGCGTACCAGACGCACGTTGGAAAGTCCCAGCTCCAACGACAGTAAGCCGTTCGGCGCTGGTAATGATTGCGCCTGTTGTTCTATTGATAAATACGCCACCTGCATTATCAATCCTCATCCGCTCCGTAGGACCAGCCGCGCCATCTGCCGTAGTGGAGAACACTAACCTGCCCGGCATGTCATCAGCGCCGGGGGTGCCGTCTACTTGTGCTGTAATTGATGCGCTACTGACAAAGTTTGTATTATCGGCACCTTGGAAAAAGATCGAGCCCAGCGAATCACCATCAGCAACGATGTCAGGAGTTGCATCGCCTACTGTTGTGGAGCGTGATTTAGCGAGGTAAATTCCGCTTTGTCCGGTATCGTTTGAGTTCCTAAGAATTGACAATGCTGAGTTGTTAAGAGAGGTGCCTTCTATTTGGAAGGGGCTGGTTCTTGCGCCGCTTGTGAAGTTTGCACGCGCACTAGACGTGCCAACTAAGAGGCGACCCGAGGCATCAAATCGCGCTTTTTCACTGCCACCTGTGACAAACGCAAGATTATCCGTGGCAGGCCGATACAAACCGGCGCTGAACGCTACGGCAGAACTGTTCGCGGTGAAGGCAATTCCTCCGGCTGTACTTGAACAAGCAATGGTTCCATTGACATCCAATGTAGTAGCCGGACTCGTAGTGCCAATCCCTACGCGGCCTGCGGAGGTGATCCGCATCCGCTCGATTCCGCTAGCGCTATCGGCATTGGTGCGAAAAGTTAATGCCGTTGCATTCTGAGCTGTAGTTTCATTTACGCCATAAATGCCTGCGGCTCTGGTTGCGCCTCCAGTGTTTGGGGAAAATGTAATACCTATAGCCGTATTAGCTCCTGAGTTTTGGTTGTGCAGTAGCACACCAACCGCATCAACACCGGCAGCATCTTTCCGTATCTCTAAAAGTTCCTGAGGACTAGAAGTCCCCAGACCTAAGAGGCCTGCGGGCGTGATACGCATCCGCTCAACGGCATTAACGCCAAAAACAAGAGACTTGTTTTCGTAGTTGTATAGGTATCCAAAGTCGTTATCAATTCCTACAAAAAGCCCATCTGTTGCGGTAGAACCGTACGCAGAAGTGGAAATCTGTACGCCCGCCAAGCCATCAGTTGCTTTTTGGATGTGAAACTGTGTGACTGGACTGGCCGTACCCACCCCAATATTTCCATTTGCACTGACAAACAACCGCCCCGTGCCATTAGTTGAGATGGCTAGTTGGTCAGCGCCAGGGCTGTAGATGCCGGTGTTTTCGTCGCCTTCGATGGCAATGCTTGGTGCAGCAGCAGTACCAAGCGGCACGCCACGGAACAACTCCTCAATGGTGATCCGCTTGTTCTTACTGGCAGCAGCAACCTCGCTGATGTCAACGATGGGCAGGTAGTCACCAGCCGCTGGTGCAGTCAGTGCTGTCAGATCCGAAATCTTACGGTCAGCCATTGCTGGAACAGTCCTTTATGGCCTACTCTACTGCTTCTGGGATTTCAGGCGCCACAAAGCTGCCGTCTGCATATCCCCAGCCGATACCTGCGCCATCCTGCAATGGCACCAGATCGCAACCTTCAGGTGGTTGCCATGATGCCTCGCCATCCCAGATGGTGACATTGATGACGATGCCGTTTTCGACGATTGCGTAATTCATAGTCATCACCAGATGTAGACGATGCAGAGGCCAGCGCCGCCAGCACCACTGGCAACTGCTGTTTGATTAGAACCACCGCCGCCGCCGCCCGGTACGGATGCAGCAGTGCCGGTGTTGGACGTGGCGCCATCACCACCGTTGAGGCTGTCGCCACCTGCGCGTTGGGTGGCAGAACCGCCAACAGAAGCAGCGCCACCACCGCCGCCACCCCAGAAAGCAGCCGGGCCATTGCTTGTGCCGCTAGCGCCACCGGCACCACCGTAATCACCTGTATCCCCTGCATTGCCGCCGGTCAATATAGAGCCGTGGCCAGCACCGCCTGTACTGCTAGATCCAGCAGCCAGGCTGCCGCCACCGCCGCCGCCAGTAGCAATAAGTGTGCCCCCCACATTGGTGCGGCTACCACCAGCGCCGCCGTAAGCAGTCATCAAGCTGCCGAAGCTGCTGGTGCCGCCGACGTTGCCATTGGCATCAGTGCCGGATGCAATGGCTGCACCACCTGCGCCGATTGTGACCGCAGCAGAACCGGGCAAATCAGACAACTGGAATAACCGCTGCACGCAAGCACCGCCACCACCGCCACCACCGGCTGTTGCTCCGTATCGCGCACCACTGCCGCCGCCGCCCCATAGCGTGATCAGTGCAATGGTGCCGGCGGTGGGCTTTACCCATGTGCCGTTAGCAGTAAAAACTTCCTTACTAGAGCCGGGCGGGATGGCGTTCCAGCTTGCGACAGTGCCGTTAGTGGTGAGGTACTTACCGCTTTGGCTGGTCTGCGACGGCAGCGTGCCCTCAAAGGTGATTGTATTACCAACAATCGTGGCGACCTTGATCCAGGCGTTGTTGTTGGAATTGCGCTTTCTCCAGACTGGGGAGGTGGATGTTGGATCGATTGTCGTTCCAAGGTCGATCCAATCCTGAAACGCCACCGTGCTTGATGGCTGAGGAACGCCGCTGCTGTTTGAAAACAGTGCGGCCAGGTTGTTGTTGATGTCAGCGCGGACCGTCGGGAATGTGTCGTTCTGAACGGTCTGGTCAGCTTGCGCCATTAGACGATCTCTCTGCCGTAGCCAGTAGCAGTGTAATCGCAACTGCGGGTGACGCCTGCATTGGCACTGTTGTAGAAGTTTACAGTGAAGCCGGTGCGGCTGGTAGAGGTGACCGTGTAGTAGTCACCAGTTGCCATGTTCGACGGGCTGATCACGATGTTCGGTGTCTGGTAAAACGCCTGCGCAAACGTGACCGTGTAGGTGTTGGCGCCAGTGCGGTTGCCAGATTCAACTCGCTGCTGCAGTTCAGCCGTTGCACCTAGGTCTGAGATCGCCAAGCCGATTAGGTTGCTTTGGGTGATGCCAATCACCCGCACCTGGATGGCGCGTGCCCGGACCACGGCATTGACAAACTCGTTCCATGGTCCCCACGTTGGCGTGCCGGCTGGGTTGTCGTTAGTTGTGCGGACATAGGTAATGCAGTTGGTTTGGTCAAGGTCACTACCGTCGAAGTTGCCGGGTTGGTCGTCAAAAAAGCTATCCACCGTGCCAGTACCTGTGCCAGGGCCTGTTGCCGTGAAAATAAGGCCCACGGTATTGCTGTCTGCGCCAATGGCAAGAAAATCTGTTGTACCGATGGAAACAATTTTATACCTTTTGCCTGCGACAATTCCAGTCACGGACAATGCCACCCCGACGCTATCAAAGTTGATTGATGTGCTGACCGGATAGCTAATGATCCGGCGGCGAAGGTTGATGTCATAAACCTGCGTCAGGTCCAGCGTGTCCTTGTAGACATAGGTACCAGTCAGCGCAGTCGCTGGGTTCAAATACAGCGCAACCTTGCCAGCGTCATACACGAAGTTGGTTTTGGTGCCATCAAACTTGGGCACCAGGTTTTGCTCTTCCCAGACCTTTACGCTTAGGCGTGGCTGCGGCGTGGGCAATGCTGCATGGATGCCGACCGGCACCAGCGACCGCACGCCGGACTGATCACGGAAGGCGACGAAATAAGTGCCGGCCAGCAACGGCACCTGCTTTTGGGTTTGGTTGCCAGCCGCTGCCTGCACGATGGCATTACTGGTTGACCACTCCGCTGCTGGCATGTCACGCGGGTCATGGCGAATCAGCACTTCACCGCCAATCAGCACATCGAGGTCGGTCGCTAGATCCCACTGGATAATGGCGGTGCTTTCGTTGATGGGCACCAAGCTGACGCCTGTCGGGTTGGCAGGTGGTGCGCCAACGCCCGTCACCGAGAACATCATCTCTGCCGGTGCGCTGCTAATCACCTGCGTGGAGCTGATTGCATACACCTCCACTTGATAATTGCCGGTTGTGACGTCCTCGATTTCGTACAGCGGGCCGTATTGGCGCACCTCGGTCCAGTTGCCAAACTCTGCCCGCCACCGAATTTTGTATTCATTGACGCCACGGACACCCTTCCATGTGAGTGCCAACTTGGTGGTAACCCGACCATTGAGCGGATACAGAATCTCGGTGCCGGTCAAGTCCTGCGGTGTTTCAGGTGGCACGTTTAGGTTGGTAATGTCGCGGGCTTCAAGTGGTGCGCCGCGCTCCACATAGTCGTATTTGCTGCTGTTGTAGCTGACGGCTGTGATCGAATAATTGATGCCCTCTTCTTCTTGGATGCCCAGCACCTTCCATTGCGTCGGTTGGATGTCGCTGGTTTCAACCATCCACACACCACCATTTTGTGGCGCCATGCTGAAAGGCGGCGTGACTGTGTACACACCAGCGGTCAAGTCTGTGATGGTGCGCGATTCAACGATGCCATCGTCTAGCACCACGCTCAGGGTGCCGGTGCTGGGCAGATCGGTTGCATTGTCAACCGTGACGGTGCTTGCGGTTCCGCTACTGATGCGGCCAGCGCGGCGAGCGCCAGACTTAACAGGGTCGGCAATGTTGATGACAGCACCGGGACGAACGATGATGCCGTTCTCCAGGCTGGTGGTAAAGCTGCATACTTCTGTCTCGTAGCGTTCGGAGTAAAGAATCCACTCGCCCACGCGATGCGCTTGTGACCGGCTGGTGGTGGCAAATGCCGTGACCTCTTTAGTCACTACGCCATAACGGGCGATGCCTTCAGGATCTTCGACTACTTCCCGATCAATGTCGCCCAGCTCTAGGTTGAGCCAGCCAACAACAACAACAGTTGAGCGGGTCTTTAGGCTGCTGGTTTCGTAGCTAAAGCCGTCTTCGCTGACATTGGCAAGACTGAACAGCGCAACCGGATCTGATGGCCGGTCCTGCATCATGCTCAACGATCCAGCCGCCCAGTACGGCATGGCCCGGAAAATTGAACACATGTCATTGATTAACCTATAAGCTTCTTCTTGGGTTTGGATGTTGACGTTGCAGCTAAACCGTGGCTCGCTAATTGGATCATTTAGGCCAGTCGATACCAGTTCAGCGCAATACTTACTAGCTTGAAAAAATGCCCACTTGTCCAATGTGTTGGCTTGGATGTGATCACCCAGTCCATAGCGTTTTGATACCAAAATGTCCCAAAGAATCCAAGCGGGGTCGCTGGTCCATGCAGCAGCGCCGAATGTTCCATTCCAAATACCGGAATAGGTGAGCCTGCCGGTTTCTAGGTCAACGGTTGCATTGCTCGGAATAGCAACCTTGATGCCACGAATTTTGTAGGCGCGTTGCGGGATGTTGCTGAACTGCTCAGCATCAATCCGTGTGGCAACGTAGGCAGTGTTTGGGTACTTCAGCTTTTTATAAATTAGCTCGGTGTAGCTAGACCACGAGAAAGTATTGGTCTCCTTAATGCTGGTCGGTTCTGCTGATGTGCGGCTAACGCGGATGTCAACCGGAAACGTATCATTAAGTTCTATATTTCCGTTTGTGGTTAAAGAAGAGCTAGCTACATAAGAAAAAGAAGTTAGGCTAATTACTGTGGCAACAGTGTACGTGCTGCTAGCGGCTGAACCAGATAGGATATTTGCGTAGAAAGCTGTGCCGACTGAAAGATTGTGGGGAGTAGATGTTGTTACGGTTACGGTAAAATTAGTTTGGCTGTAACTTCCGCTGATAACGCCATTAACGGTATCCAAAGTGACTATATAATCGCGCTGATACAGATCAGAAGTGCGGCCTGAAATGGTGTCATTGATGACCGTGGCGTAGCTACCGCCGAAATAACGAACTGCAATTGCTAGCGACAATGACGTGCCAACGATGTCGCCGTTGTCAAGTACCTTTTGCAGCAACGGAACGCTAATGGTTAACCGTACAGCATTGACGTTGGTGTCAATGATGGTCTTTACAACAGGCGTTGCGAGCACCACGTCTTGGCCAACTGAAATCTCTTCCTCGATGGCATCAAACCCCGGCACATAGGCCTGGCTTTGCGTGCCAAACTTGGTCACGACGGTGACGTTTTGAAAGTTAAAGTCGGATTCCTGCGGCAGTGTGTTGTCGGCAGTGGCATTAAGCAGCCGCGTCTTGTTGAAGTAAATATCCTTCATCGACGCATTCATGTATTGCGTCGTGCCTTGCGTCAATCCCAAACGTGATGGCGTGGCAAATCCTTCGATTTCACCTTCGCTAAGGATTTCAACAATCTTGGCGTAAGCCGTTGAATCAAGGTTGTCTTTGGCTTCTGTGGATTTACGAAAAGCGCCGCCGCCTTTACCCTTACCACCACCACCAGCACCGTAGATGCTCATACGCCTGACACCTGCACAATGTCAGCGCCAGCGCTAACGACAATGCCGCCAACCAGCATCTCGCCATAGACAACAGGCACCGGCACACCAGCCCGCGTGGTGTTCTGGATGCCGCTAAAGCTGAAACTTTTCTTGGGGTCGCCTTCGTCTTGGTCGGTTTTGGGCGTTGGGGTCAAAGCCTGTGAGATGCCGCCCACAACAAGACTCAAGCCAACGCTGAACAAAATTTTTCCAACAACGGTGAAGCCAGCAGCCACTGCAGCCTTGCCGCCCGCCGCTGCTACGGCAGCCGCCCAACCAACGCCAGGCACAAAAGCCAGAGCTACTAAGGCAATCCCCAGCAAAATTTTTCCAATTGCGCCCCCGCCGGCAATGACTGGAATAATTTCGATTTCACGGCCCATCGGGTTGTGGATGTCATCGAGGGCCAGGTCTTCGCCAGCGGTATGGACGCGGTAATACTGCTGCGCCATATGGGCTTCTAACTCTGGCCAGTTGGTCACTAGAAAACGGACGGCCTCAGCAGCAGTGGCGACATCTGCTTCCAGTACGCGATGGCCGACGAACTTAGCGAGGGCGCCGTATAGCTTGATCTTACGCAGCATGACGCAACCTCCTTCCGACACATTTTAGGGTCCAACCTCCAAGAATATCCCTAGATGACAGCCGTCCTTGCAGATGGTGAAGCATCATCTGATCGCCTAGGTACACGGCGCAGTGGTTGAGGCCGGGACTGCTGATGCTCATGAACAGCAGGTCACCTTTTTCTAGTTCTTCATCAGGCAGCAACTCGCGGAAACCTGTCACCTTCCAGCAATCATCAAAATACGGTTTGGCTTGAAAGTCTTCTGGGTTGGCGCAGCGCTCCCAGTCGCGTAGCTTGATGCCCTGCTCGGCATACCAGTCACGAACCAGTGTCCAGCAGTCATGCACTGCCCACACCCACTCGCGGCCAATCAATGGCGCCTTATAGCCGCATGGCTTGCATTCGCCCCAGGCTCCTAGGTTGGGATTGACGATGTACCAAGGCAAGCCGCTGGCTTCACATGCGGCGCGGTCTGCTGGTGATGGATGCGGTGGTGTGCTTGGGTGGCTGTGAACAATAGCCAACACCTCGCCTTGATCTTCGGCTGCGGCGTAATCCTCAGTTGACAGCACAAACATCTGATCCGGTGCTGCCGCTTGGTTGCGACATGGGATGTAGTGCTCGCGGCCTTTGATGACCACCAGCAACCCACAGGCCTCGCGGGGTTGTTCCGCTTTGGCGTGCTCTAGTGCTGCGTCGCGCCAGATCATGGTCATCCGCTAAATGTACCAACGCCAGGGAAGCCACCAAATGGCAATTCAGCATTTTGCCCGAACCGCAGGTGGCAGCTATTTAGTCGCTTGCCGCATACGTCACCGCTGGCACTCAGCACCGACTGGTCTGCAGCATCAAAATAATTGGTGCCGGTGTAGCCGCATTCAGCAGAGCGGTAGGTCCATGGGCACAAGTTGGCGATGCACTGCCGCTTGGGTGCTCGCACGCCAGCAATGTCAAAACTAGCTGCCAGTTCAAACTCAACGAGGCTGCGATTTTCCGCACTCTTTCTATCTACATAATAAATTTCTCGCGGAAATTCGGCGCTGCCATCTTCACTGGGATTGATTGGCTCCAGCAGGAAACTACCGCCATCTTCAAGCAGCAACGCATCACCATCCTCAAGTAAAAGGATGTCACCGCTGGGTGGGTAGTTGACCGCATCAAGATATTTAGCCAGCGTGCGAATGCGCGTTACCTTTGCACCTTCCAGTCCAACCGGCAAACTGAGGATGATGGCCGTAACCGTGCCGAAGATATTGCTGACACGGATTTTTGGCCGTGGCAATGTCCCTTGGCCGCTGTATTCAAACCCATCGGCCTCAATCGGAAATCTTAGGTAGCTATTGCCACGCCAGATTACATCACCGTTATTGACCAAGCTGGTACCCGAGTGGAAACGATAAATCTCGTTACTGCCGTGGATAGCAGTGACCAGCTCCAACTCAAACAGCTCGATAATCGCGCTGGGGTTGGGCGACTGAAAATCACCCGACAGGATGGTAACCGCCATCCATGTAACGGTGCCATCGACAGTGGTATTACCGATGACCGTCGGCCAGAACGGTTCCGTCGCGCTAGTTGTACCAGCAACCGTGCAGCGGAAGAAGAAGCCCGTCGCTGGTGGAATCGTTGCCTGAACAACATCACCGACGTTGTAGGCGTAACTAGCTTGCCACAGTGCGGGTGCGCTCATGGTTCAAATACCCTTTTGAACGTTGCGCCAACACTGTTGTTATTGAAGTTCATGTATTGAATACTCCATTCGCTGCAGACGAATTTAGCCGTTTGACCGCTCCTTGGATCCGTCCAAGCAAATCCTGTAACGCCTTTAGCGCCGCGCAGATAATCACGGATTTGATTGCGCTCAGCATTTGTTCGGTTATCAAATGCAAGCGTCCAAGTCTCCTCTTGCGGTTGCAAGCCAAAGGCAATGCGTTGGCGGTAGCCATCTCCAAATGTGGTGACCTGTGCGCGGCTATCAAACGAATGCTTGGCCGAGAATTCTGGTATCCAAGAAAATGCAACAGTTGGCTCCGCAGGCAATGTCAGGTTGGGGCCCTCTGGCAAATACTGCAATTCAAACGTGGCGCTGATAGTGCTGTAATTGCAAGAGTCAAGCGTTGTATCCCACGAAGGGCAGACAAAACTTGCCGTCTCGCCAAATGGCGTCTCCCATTGAAATGGTTCGGTTCCAGCACGCGCTTGAAGGAAGCTATAAATGCCATCACGATCAGCGCTGGTGCGACCACTGAATGTCAGCTCCCAAGTGTCCTGCAAAGGATTGAGGCCGAATGTTGTGCGATGCTCGTAACTGGGATAAACGACTTGGCTGACGCGCGGCTTAGTGCTTTCTTGCACCGGGAAGTCAGGGACGTAGGTGAATGTGGCCATGCTTTACCTACCTCCCGAAAGTAAGCCACCAGGGCGCTGCTGCTTAATCAGCTCGGCTTGCACTGCGCCGGCAATCACACGGCCCAACGCAGCGCCCTGCGCAGAGTCGCCTTGCACCTGCGTGCCCTTGGCATCAACACTGACATTAACAGTGGTGGCGCCACTGCCGCCCCCCGCAACGCCAAGCTTGCCGTCTGGACCGCGCTTGAGTGGCATGATCGCTTCAGGTCCAGCTTCACCCATGACTCCTGTAGCCATGGCGCTGCCACGAGCAAACTTAAACAGCGTTGGACTGTTGACGATGCCTCCCTTGGCATAAGGGACGATTCCGTTTTGCGCGAAGGCGTTGCCGTTGGCATTCAAGACGCCTAGAGGGTTATTGATTGAAGCGGGAGCAGACAAATCAGAGAGTCCAGCTCCCCCAGCTGCAGCGCCAGCGGTGGGATTGAAGATCCTTACAATCGTGTTCAAGATCGCCAGCTTGATCCATTCCGCAATCATCTTGGCGGCCATGTCAGCGAAATACTCGGCCACGCTGCTGAAGAAGCCAGCCAATGCTTCCTTGGCACTCACGCTGCCGGTAATGACGCCCTTGAATGCATTGCCAAATGCATCGCCAATTGCGGTGGCGGCGCCGACGACCTGATTGCCAACATTAAGCAGCTCATTCAATCCACCCTGGATCCTTTCAATCTCGGCGCCAATAATTGTTGAGGGAGAGTCATTGCTAGCAATACGATCCTGCTCAGCCTTGCCCTCGCCCTTAATTCTTTCAAGTTCCTTGCGTTGCCGCTCGATCTCATCAGCAGAAGCGCCATCAGCCTGAGCCTTGACAAGCGCTGCCTCTGCGGCGCGAATTGTCTCCTCAACCACTTTCTTGGTCTCAAGATACTGTCTTGCTGTAGCTGGCAAGGTCCCCTGCGCAATCAATTCACCATATTCACGCTCAAAAGAAGCACGATCTTTGAATTCCGCCATTTGCTTGGATGCGGTTTCCATTGATTTTTTTAACTCATCATTTGCTTTCTTCTCTTGCTCGGCAAGACTAAAAACAAGCTTTGCGGATTCTTGAATTGATTGCTTTTTAAGTATTTCAAGCCTTAGCTCTTTATCCTTGGACGGAATTTTTTCTAGATCAAGTTTTGCTGCCTCGGATACCAATCGCGTTTGAGCAACAAGCGTTTGCAGGATTGCGGCCTCACGCTCATCACCAGCTAACTTCGCTTGAGAAATTAACGACTCAGCTTCAAGCAGCTGATCCATCAAGTTCAATTCAATGCGCAATTCAGCGGCGCGACTTTCTGGTCCCTTGGCGCCCTTGCCGCCCCCCTTGCCACCGCCGTCCCCTGCACCCGTGCCTCGACCAAAATTAAAAGAACGTGTTCGCGTGGATCGAAAACGGACCTGAGAGCTAGGTGCTCCATAGCGCCCAAATCCACCGGTATCCCCAAAAGTGCCGACAGGCCCGCCCTGCGCGGCGCGGCTGGAAGCGCCAGCGGCATACTGAGCTGCGCCTGCTAGCAGGCCTGCAGTATTCCCGCCCAGAATGCTGCGAATTGGCGCAGGCAAATTCTGCCACCAATTGGCAATAAGACTACTCAATCCGTTAAATGCTGCCGAAGCATTGGACTGCATGTTTGAAAAAGCGTCCGCCCAAGCGCTATCAGTATTTTCAGCGCTTACTTGGCCAGACTGAGATACAGAACCAAAAACATCATCAAACAATTGCTGAATAAACGACGCAGCTGGAGAGAGACTGTCTCCCAAGTTTTCAAAAGCCTGTCCGACATCACTCGCAGCTGCCTGACCATCTTCTTTAATTTGCTCCATGCTGCGCTTAAAGTCTCCCGCAACAACATTTCCAATGTTGTCAACCCAGTTTCTAAAGATTTCATTGGTGTCATAAACCGCTTTGCCAAGCAGCCCCAGGCCAACAACTCCCGCCGCCACCCAGCCAAATGGCGATATGCCAAGCAATGCAGCCTTCAACCCTTGCACAGCCAGACTTGCCGTGCCAGCGATGCCACCCATTTGCGCGATGGCGGCAGAAACCTTAACAAAGGCCGCTGCAGCATTTGTTGCTATTGGAATTGCGGCTGCTATTGCGCCCAGCCCCAGCAAAGCCTTAAGCCCTCCTACGATTACTCCAGAATTATCAGCAATGGTTTTAGCGATAGCAGCAATACTTGCAGCAAAGTTGATAATATTTTGCTCATTTTCAATTAAAATATTTGAAACAATTTCCTGGAACTGTGCGCCAACTGGCTGCAGCTCACGCCCAACCGCTTCTCGCAATCGGGCAAAAGTGACCTGAATTCGATCACCAGCAGCCTGACTGCTGGCTGCAATTTCATTTGCAGAACTGCCATAACGGGTACTCAATGCTTGCACAAATTTCATGAAGTCATTAAGTCCGACTTCACCGCCCTCCAGCAACTTATCCAATTCTTGCGGGGTCTTGCCAATGGATTGCGCAAATAGCGTGAATGCACCAGGGAGTCGCTCACCAATTTGCTGCCGCAATTCTTCGGCGCTTACCTTGCCTTTGCTAAACACCTGCGCCGTAGCCCGCAACGCAGCTTCCATGTCATTCAAGTTGCCACCCGTACCACGGATACCAGCAGCAATTCCCTCAAATGCCAATTTGGCGGCGTCAACATTGCCACCAGCGCCGATCACGCTGGCCGATAGCTGAGTGAATTGCTTATTCAACTGATCCTGAGGAATCGCCAATCGACGGCTAGTGGCATCAATAAATTGCAAGCTCTTTTCGTACTCAGCTTGGCTGCCAACCACATTGCGCAGAGCAATCCGCTGCTTGTCGATTTCAGCCGTGAAGGCCGCCATCTGGCCTAGCGATTGCCGAATCATTCCTGCCTGCGCACCAATGGCAGCACCAGCAAAGGCGCCAGGCACGCCGCCAACTGCTGTGCCGATTGCGCCACCAATGGCGCCCTCAGGACCACCAAAGATGCCACCACTGATGACAGCGCCAGCCGCTTGGGTGGCTTCCATGGCGCCAAGGCGGCGGCGGCGGCCCTGCATCCGCTGCATTCGGCGGTCGATTGCAGCCATAGCCTGATCGGCTTCCCTGGCAACCTTTCCGTAGTCAACGCTTAGTGGGCTGATCGTGGTGCGAAGTTGTTGCCAAGCATCACGCTGTTGTTGCAGGCTGCGGACGCTGCCATCCGAAGAAGCCGCAACAGTGCGAATTTGTTGTGCAACTTCCCCATAGGTGCGGCCCATGAGTTGCGCAGCGTTTGCACCGGCTTGGCCGCTGATTGCTCCAATAGAGCGGAATAGTTCACTTGGCGCTTCTGGGCCAAACATTTCCCCCGTCAAGCCGCGCCCAGCAATCCCCGCTCGCTTTGCACGATTTCTTTCGATAGAACGGCTAACCGCATCCCGGGCACGCAGAGCATCATTCTCTGCATTGATCGCTCTTAGGTTTGCAATGCGATCATTGATTTCATCTTTGCGAGCCTTGTTAGCCTCTCCCGTAACGCGATCAAGCTCCTGTTGTACTGTTTTAATTTCACTAAGGCGTTGCTTGTAATCACGAAGCGTGTAATTAGTATTTTGCAGGTCTTCTCGCAGCTCGACAAGTCGAAGACTTAGTGCAGCAGTTGTTTTTGGTAGCTCCTGCTCCGGCGTCATCGCACCAATCAATGGTGCCCCAACCGCCTGTGCGCCAGCAATTACGCCCTGGCGAGCCTGCGCCCGCCCAAAAGCCGTCTCCCTAATTGTGATTTCAGTGAGTTTGTCGCCATATGCCCGGGCGCTGACGCTTATGCCATCCAGCTCACGCCGCAATGCAGCAAGCTGAATGCGGAAGGCTTCGGGGCGACGGGCAGGAAATTGATTTGCAATTTGCCGATCAGTTTGCTCAGCAGCACGGCCAACAGCTTTGTAATCCTGTTCCAGGCTTTTAAGTGTTTTGCTGAGCCGGGTTACATCATTGGCAAGTTGTGAGTAAACATTGCCGCCAACAGTGGCCTGTGTGCGCAGCGTTTGAAGCGCCTGAATCTGACCCTTTAGTGCTTGCTCGCTATTATTTAGGCTCTTGGCGTATTCATTGATCTGCTTACGAGCAGATTCAATTTGCGTGTCAGTAAGAGTTGTTGCGCGGCCTAGCTCACGAAAACCACTCGCAATCTTTTTTAGCTCCTCACCGCCTTCAAACTTAAGTTGAACCAGCAGCTCCTCAATCCGGTTCCTAGCCATTGGCTTTCTCCTTGTGAAGCTCGGCTAGGGCTGCGGTCTCCATGATCTGCAGGTCTTCCAACATGCCACGCCGGTCCTTGACATCATAAAGCTCAAACATCCCCCCGGCACCCAGAAGCACTTCATATTTCATCCCGGTGTAGCCCGCCATGCTCACCTGCCACTGCGTACCCATACGCAGGAACATCATCACTGTTTCCCAGTTGTCATCCCAAACCAAAAAGCCCTCAGGCCTTGAGGGCTTGTTCTCAACGGGCAGGATCAAGCCAAATGCCTTGGCGTCATCATCCGTCTTGTCATCTACCGGCTGCGCACCCCCTGCCCAGTGGATCGCAGCGTCTCTTAGTTTCCCTCCCGTGCCGCGTTGAAGGTCTCGGTGTAAGCCTTCAGTACACCACGGATCCAGTAGGGATCATCAGCGAATTCTTTGACGGCTGCCTGGGAGAACGGAATGGGCTTGCCATCCTCATCATCCATGCCGTCCCAGTTGACAAGCACTGCCTGTAACATCTGCACGTCGCCTTTCTCGCTCAACTTGGCGAACTCAGTACGCCCCAGCCGCTTGAACGTGGCATCAAAGGTGCTGGAGTCAAAGGTGCCGCCATCAGACGGCTCTTCCACCGTGACGGGCCACTTGAAGGTTTTAACCTTCTTTCGGATAAAAGTCATGTGAGGTACTGGACTGCTACAAGCATACAGTCAAACAAAAAAAATGGCCTCACGCCTTGGTTAAATGCGCTGCGCAGCCTCGGGCTAGGCAAAAACCAGCTTGAATTCGTCGTTGCCGTTGGTCGATGGCGTTGCCACATACGGGATGGAAAGGCCTTGGATGCTCTCTGCGTCTTCATAGTCAGGATCCACCAAGTCAATTCGGCTGGACAGCAGCGCCACCAGATTTCCAGCAGTCTTTCCATGGATGAAGGACAAATCACCTGCAGCGGGGTCGGTTGGATCTAGGTAAATACGCTCAGAATCTTCGTAAAGCAAATCGAAAGAATCCTCGGTCAATAAGGCGTCAACAGGGTCCATCTCGCCGCCCAGCGCTGCAGCGAAAAAATCCTTCCCACTGACCCCAGCCAAGACTGGCGCCTCTATTTCAACGCTGCCATTCACGTCACGACCCGTGATGAATACCTCCTCATGGCAATTGAGCAGATCACGAAAAATCAGTTCGTTGCCCAATTCCATGACGACTGATCGAAGACAGCCACGGAATCCAAGCAGGGCAAAAGCACCTGTGTTGCCAGCCTTGAAAATACTTGGCGGCCCCTGATTGGCATATGTCACCGCCGGCAACGCAGTATCCGTTGGAGGGTTGTAAATGCCGTTGAAAACAAACTCAATGGCCGGTATCGAGCCCAAGTCCGCAACTACGGCACAGGTGCCCCTGCATCCGGTAATACGATGAAGCGTTCCATCAACATTGTAATAAATAGTTGTTGACTGTGGATTGTCGCTAATAGGTTCGTAGATAGTGGAAACATCAATGCTGTAAACACTTGTACTGTCGTAAGTTGTATTGTTGTTCAAGGGTCGAATTGATGCAACCTTACTGGCGCCGACATAATCAATAATCAGCCCAAGTGTTCCTTGCCCCAATCCGCCAGTCACTCGAATAATTCGGCCAACGTAAACACGCTCAACCGAGCTAGCACTGGCATCAAGCGTGATTGCATTGACTCCACCCCCAGCCGCAGTGCCTGCAACCGGGCCGCTTGTCACTGTTTCGCTCAGCGAACAGGCCTTCAGCAGTGAGCTGAATTGTGGTGTCACTCCGACTACGCCGCTGCCTGTCAGCTCAACACTCATTGATACTTCGACACGAGTATTGGCCAGCAACTGCTCCGAAGCGCCGTAATACGGACGCACGGTCTCACGATCAACTACTTCGCTTTGCAGCGGAATAATTTCCAAGTCAAAAACGTGTATGGCATCAAAAGCTCCACTAGGAGCTGAATCAATGCCATACACGCCCTCAATTTTGGAAAGGATCAGTCGCTTCTTGGTAAGTTGCACCATGATGGCGCTACCGCTGAAGCCACCCTAGGCGAAGACGAGCCTAAACTCGTCATTACCAGCCGTGCTCGGGATTGCCGTGTAAGGCAGCGACAGCATGTGAATGCCATCTTGATCCTGATAGCTGGGGTCACCGATGTCCACGCGGGTGGACTGCAACGCCACGATGTTGCCACCAGTGGTGCCATGGATGAATGAAAGCTCACCCAGGGTGCCGTCAGTCAACGCAGCAGTGAAATAGTCCTTCTGCGCGATGGTCGGTGCCTCGATCACAACCGTGCCAGTGGTGGCGCGATCAGTGATCAGCACTTCCTTGGTGCAGCCCACCAGCTCCCGATACACCGTGCTGTTGCCCAGGTCCATCGAAACAGACTGGAGGCAGCCGCTGTAATCCAGCAGGGTGAAGGCACCGCTGTTACCAGCCTTGAAGATCCGAGGCGTTGCCTGATCGGCGTAGGTGACGCTCGGCGCAGCAGTGTCGGTCGGAGCGTTGTAAACCCCGGTCATCGTGAAGTCGATGGTCGGGATTTCGCCAACAGCAGTGTTGATCGAGAACGTGCCACGGCAACCAGTGAGCTTGTGCAGCACACCGTCAATGTTGTAGTGAAGCGTCACCGAACCAAACGTGGAACTCACCGGGGTGTAAACCACGTGAGCGTCAATGCTGTAAACGCTGGTGTTATTCAGGGTCACCGCAGCGCCAATGGAACGCAGCGTGGCGACCTTGGTCGAGCCAACGTAATCGGTGATCAAGAACACCGAGCCAACGCCAAGACCAGAAGTGATGCGAATCACTTGGCCGTTGTAAAAGTCGTTGTTGGAGCTAGCGCCAGCAGCCAAGGTGATGCTGTTGGAGCCACCAGCAGTGGCAGTGCCGGTCACAGCAGGCGAAACAGTCGTCTCAGCCAAAGCACATGCCTTGAGCACCTTGCCAAAGCGTGGCGCGGTGCCAGCAGTGCCACTGCCAGCCAGTTCCACGCTGAAGGTGCATTCAACGCGAGTGTTGGCGAGCAGTTGCTCGGATGCACCCAGATAGGGTCGCACCAGATCGCGGTTGACCACATCACTCTGCTGAGGAGTGATGTTCAGATCCCGCACCAAAATGGCATCAGCGCCATCGGGCGAAGGGTCAACCCCGTAGCTGGACTCCGTCTCCGCCAGAATCAGGCGTTTGCGTGTCAGAAGTGGCATCGGAAATTACCTCTTGGATTTCAGGTTCCCCCGCCATTCCTGGTGGGAGTGTGCGTTGCACCAAGGTGCGAACGCCGGTCTCGGAGTCAAGGATGTACGAGCCACCTTGCCCTTGGTACGCATCTACAACAATAGGTTGAGGTGCTTGGTACTCCTTGCGTTGACGTGATGTCATGCTGTGAGATCCGCGACTTGCGTGCGATAAAGCACGTCGTACTCACAAGAGATTACTCCGGCAGGCTGATCAGCCTCAACCATATTGAAAGTCGTCAAAGCTGGCTGGATGTCAATTGCCAGTCCGCCCAATGTCAGATCAGCCATTAACTTGCTGTGCATATCCACAATTGTTGGGTCAGCAAGTTGATCAGGCACGTTGCCACGCACGATCACCACCACACGAACGCGCATGGTCGCATCTAGCTTTGGCAGGCTGGTGTTCTGTTCATACGTGATCGTCGCAGGCTCAATCACAATCGCAGGCGTTTCAGCCCTCGCCATTGCTTCAACACGACTACGCCAGATCCGTGTACCAGCGCCTGCTGTTCCTTGCAATGCGGTGTAAATCGCTGCGAGGATTTGCTCTCGTTTACTTGCCATTGATGAATCCCGGCGGACCTGGGTCGCAACCCTTAGTCAGTATCGCAACAGCACGCTTGTAGTAGTAGCAGTCCGTTTTACCTGCACGCTCTAAGGCTTCCTTCACCTTGGCCCAGTTGGCGCGGGTGTCGGCATCCATTACGCAACCTCAACAGCCACAAGCCGAGCCCGGCCAAGAGTGATGTCCACATTGCTGCTGTGGTTGGCAATGAACAGCGCCACCTCGTCGCCAGCAGCCATGCTGATGATCCAATTGGTAACCAGCTTGGCTTCCTCCGCGCCGGAACCTGTAAAAGCGCGGCACTCGGTTTGATCTATGGCAGTGCCATTCTTAGCCAGTTTGATACCGAGGATCTTGTTGTTGCCGCTGACAGTTTTGGCGTCGATGCTGCCGTAGATCTGCATCAGCTTGGTGCTGCCGCTAGTGTTCTTCACCGCAAATGCGTTGGTGGTGCCAAGCGTCATGCCGTTGGCTGTGGTGCTGTCAAAGGTGCCAGTAAGACCAGTGGAAACGTAGACGCCCTGCGTAACTATGTCGATGGTGCCAGCGTCCATCTTGCTCACCTGGCCGCGCACCACCGCCCCTGCCGCTGTTAAGTAATAAGACAATGCAGACCAAGCGCTGCTGCCATTACCGACCTTGAAGTTGCGGGTGTCAGTCTCGATGCCAACCTCCCCCAACAAAAGCACGGGATTCGCTGCTGTCCATGCAGAGGCTGTATCACGCCGAAGCCGAAGTCGTGCTGTGCTGCTCATGCCGCCCCGCTGTCAAATACGTTCTCATCAGCGTAAACGGTACTTGCGCCACCACCGTCAACAACAGAGTCGAGCTGCACCACGGGTGCTACCGGAATATCGCTATCAGCATCATCACCATTGATCGGCGTGAAACTCGTCTGATATGGCGTCTCAACAGAACGCTGAAGCATCAACTCGACAAACTTGCCGTCATCCATAAATTGCACATTCCGCACCGTGTAAGCCGCGCCATTGACCGAAACCTGCGAGCCGTTCAACAGATCGCCAAACTCAGATGCCTTTGCTGTCACCTTGTAGTCCGTAGTCAAGATCACGCCATCAGCGATGATCTCGCTTGGCATATCAAAAATGCCAATGCCGCTTACATCGCCTGCCGTTACTGGCACGCCGAAATCGGCCAAAAACAGATCCAGGTCTTCGCTGAATGCCATGACTACATGGTAGCGGCCTCGCTATTGTTCAGCCACTGGTGGTGTGGCAATGCTTTCAACCAAGTACCGCCTGCGCCTGGAAGCAATCTGTGCCCGCATTGCAGCGCAGCAACCAGTCGAGCTGCAAGATCGCATCTGGGCAAACAAGCTTGGCGAGGTCAATCGCACTGCAGCCTCAATGCTGCGGCAAGCGCAACGCCGAGCGCAAAACCCTGAAATGCACGAAGGAAGCCTTGATGACTTCCTCAATCAACTTGACATCGGAGGAGTTGGCGACGAAGCCAAGGGCATTCGTCGTTTCAACAGCCCAGATGAAATCGCAGACTTCTTTCGGCAAGACAAACCTGAGGACTGGCGGCAGCGAGACTGATCAGAATTCGCAGGCGATGGTATCGCCGCTTTCCATCAACAAGTAGTCGCCATTTTCCAGCTGGAAATGGCTGACGACTATCAGCGTCAAGTTGTAGATCATGTCAAGAGCGCCAGGACCTAAAAGCCCACGGCCACGCAGCAGATCTTCCATGTCACATCGTCCCCACCTTGCAGCTAACCGTTGGCGTGCCGCCAGTAATAGACACCAGCCTCAGTCTTACGAATGACACAGGTGCCATCAGGTAATAGGCGGTCGTGCCATTCGCTGAAAGTGTCGTATCGGTATTCGTGGCGTTCAGGTTGAAATAATTCGTGCCATCCAGGCTCCCCTCAAGCCGAATAACGACACTCGTTCCCACATCAGCCAACGTCACCTGAAAGGTCAGTGTTGCGCCAGTTGTCGCCTGAGCAGTGGTGACACCAGTTCCACTCAGCGAGCCAAGGTCAGCAACGTCAAAAATGCTGTTATACCCAAAAGGCACATGCGTCATGTCATCCTCTTTGCTACCAACAGCCTACCAATGGAAAGCCCCACCCCACTTGAGTGGGATGGGGCAACCAATCACTCAAGATCAGGCGTACTTCAGCACGGCAACAGCATTGACGCTATAGACATGAGTCGAGGTGTCCACAGTGGACACAGCCTTGATCCAGCGCTTGGCAACACCCTTGGGGAACACCAGGAACTGCTTAGAGGCAGTGGTGCTCACCTGAGCGAAGGCAACAGTGCCGGAAGCCTGCTCAACGCCACCACGGCTGAACACAGTGGTGATGTCGGTGTAATCTCCTGACTCAGTGTCAGAAGACTGCAGCTTCACGTTCAGGGTCGAAGTACCACCGTTGGCGACATCAAGAATTACGACGACATCGCCTTCGTAGTTCTTCATGTCAACGGCAGTGCCGTTAAGAGCGCTGGTGCGGCTTGCAGTAGGCGCAAACGCAACATGAGACAGTTTTTCCAGACCAGTAGAAAGAATGGCCATGATTTACTCCTTGGAGGAACGGGGTTTGCGGGTACGTCGCATGGACGCATTTTCCACGACCTCCACAACTTCTTCAGGAGCAAGCTCCTCTTCAGTTTGGAGTGTGGTCTCCACTGGCTCAAGCACAGGCTCAAGCTCAGTGGCAACTTCAGGCGCGATCTCAACAGGTGCGGTTTCTGCTGACAGCCCCTCCACCACCGCAGCGGCTTTATTGGAGCTGATCAGCAGAAAGGCATCATTTGCCTCCAGATCAAGGATGGAGCCCACCTCGGCGGGCTCTCCTTTGATCATTACGCCTCGCAGGATCTCAACCTTCATGATGATCAGGTGCCGTAGCAGAAGGCGCCGGGCTGCTTAACAGCCACGTCGAGGTCTTGATGGGCAATCACGCGCACGGTGCCAGCAGTGGCCCCAGCGTAGGGATCAACCATCAGGTCCAGACCGGACCACATGCCCATCACCATCTGGCTGAAGTCACCGAACAGAGCATCGTTGCTCAGCAGTTGGTTGGAGACGATCACCGGATAACCGTTGACCTCGTTGTTCTCCCACACAAAGGAAGCCTCGGTGCCGGCCTTGCTGGTGGACTTCAGGAGGCCACGAGCGGTGGCGTTCATGATGTACCGCAGCGAACCCACGTCAGCGTTAGCAACAGCAACGTCGGTCTCCATCGCAATCAGCTGCACAAAGGTGCCAGCGTTGGTCAGGGTCTCAGTGCCGATGCCAGTGGTGTTGATCAGACCCAGAGGCTGGTTGGTGGAGCCAGTGCCGTACATGGCAGCACGGTCAACTTCCAGAGCGATCACACGAGCCAGGTCGTTACGGATCATGCCCTCAACGTCGATGCTCGACTGGAGCAGCAGACGACGGCTGTAGTCCACAAAAGCGGCCACAGTCTTGGGGGTCATGTTGACCTGATCAATCGCTTGCTGCGATTCGGTCGGAGCAACGTTCTCACCCACCCAGTAAGCAGTGGCGGCGCTGGTCTGACGGGGGATCGAGATGTTGCCCTGCAGGCCAGTCAGCATCGTCACGCCAGCCTGGGCCAGTGCCAGACGGTTGCGGAGCAGATCAATGAAGCTGCCAGCAAGCAGTTCATCAGCCACCAAGTTGCCGCCGGAAGCGGGGATGTCCACCACCAGATCACGACGCAGCACCTCGTTCGGCACCACGATGCCGTTTGAAGAGCGCTCGTACTTGGAAGCGGCAGCCTTACCAACCTCAATCTCAAATTCAGCAGAGCGACGGGCGCTTGCATCACCAGGATTGGCCAGGTAGTTCAGAGCCTTGATGAAGCTGAAGCGCTTCACCTCTTTCTTGTCCAGACCCAGATCGTTCTGAGTCATGTCTTGAGAGCGAATAGGTTGTTCCATGGGGGCTTGGCCGAGTTTGTCGAGGACAGAAGCACGCGCTTCATCGAGGGTGCGACCACCATCGATCAATTCGCGGGCCAGATCTTGCAGCTGGTGCTTTTCGCCCAGTGCGGTGATGGCGGCGATACGGCTCCGCTCGGCCTCGACGGCCTTGGACCGGATCACCTCCACATCAGGGGTGTTGTTCTCCATTTGAACCTCAGGTTCGGGTGATGCGGCGGAGGCCGCTTGACTGCGCACTTCCTCCTGAATGGATTCAGTGACTTCAGTTTCGATCTTAGTCTCCTCGGGTTGCATAGTTTGCTCCGGAATGAGTGAACGTCCTACGCCCACCGTCGGATCGGCGGGAATAGAAACAACGCTGATTTCATAAGGAGACCAGCTCGTGGCGACCATTGCGCCGTCGCGCTCTTGCATTTCATCAATTGAATAGCCGAAGCTCACGCCACGCAAAATGCCATCGCGCACGTCATCAAGGATCTCTTGAGCAGCCTTGCTGCGGCTGAAACGCACTTTTGCGTAACCACGCCTCTTCTGACCGTCAACCCAAGCGCGTTCAACCACGCCCAGTACACGATCAGGATCATGGTTAAACAGCAGCGGTGCGCCATCGTTCAACCGCTCAAGGACTGCTGCATCCATTTCATGGCTCAGCACTTCCTTCCCGAAATACCGTTCAACCGGATACTCCGAGCTGAACGGGAATTCCATCACCCGCTCTTCAATAGAACGAAACTGAGTGGCCTCAGTACGTTGATACTTGCCGGTGTAGTCCCGCTTGTCATCCATAGACCTCAATGCCTCAATTTTGGTCAGCGTACTGAAGCGATGACCGACAAGGGTCTCCGTTTCTTGCCATTCATTATCGCTGTCCTGCCTATAGATACGAATCAATGCCGCTGGATCTTCAGCCGTTGCATTGATGCTGAAGCTGCTTTCGGGCACGCCCAGCACCCCCTCACGCATCACATGCTCGATACGGCCTCGTGCCGTACCGCCTGAGCTATTCCATGACACAAAATCACCTTCCTTCAGTGCATCAGGCGCTGCACGCAACTCACGCTCGCCTGTTGCCTCCTCAAATTCAATTGGCTCATAGTCACGGTCACTGAGCCATTTGCGGGCTTCAGCAGCCGTGAACTGGCTCAAACGGAAACGGATCGCCTGCAGTTCAGCGCCTTCCTCTCCTTCCTTGATGCCAAAAATGAAGTCCACACCTTCACCAGCCGCATCGTTACGGCGACGAAAGCTGTCGTACTGCCCAGGATCACGCAATCGAGCAGCATGTTCATTGGGATAGGGGCGTTCTTCGTTCATGATGCGATCCATCTTTGCAACAAGGCTATCTGCCCAAGCTTTACCAGGATCACCACCCCATGCTGCCCATGCCACCCTGCCGGGCGATGGATAACCCTCTTCACCAGGACTGAAGCCTTGACCTTGCTTGTCAACTTCATGACGAGCAAACCATGCACTCATCGTCACGATCGTCTCATCACTCAATTCTTCACCACTGAGAATCTGCCCAGCACGCCGCGCAGCAACCTCAGTGCCACCCTTGCGGCCCTCTTCCTTCCACTCCCGATAACGACGCGCTTCCTCGCGCATCCCTTCAGTTGGCATTGCGCTCATGGTTGCTCCTCAACAGCAGGTGGTGGTGGTGCCACCGCACCAAGCAAGTCCTTGTCCAAGGTGACGCCCGCCGCATCGGCAACACTTTGCTCACGAGCAAGCTCCGCCACATTGTCGTCAAAGTCACCGCCACCCGATTGCGCAATGATCTGCGCCTTAGTCATGTAACCAGCTTGCTCAGCTTCACGGTATGCCTTGACCTCCTTGAGCGGATCAACCCAGCTCCATCCACGGGTCAGCCACTTGGGATTGTCGTACCGCTCAGGGCGCAGCTCATAATCCTGAAATGGCAGCTCACCGGCCAACACCGCAAGGTTCAGCCACTCGCGGTAGATCCGCATGTGAAAATTCTCAATCAGATAGTTCTGCACTACCCGCCAATGCTCACGATCCTCCAGCAACGACAGCCTGCTGCTTGAGTAATTGGTTTCCGAGAAATCCCTGCTCAGGGTCTCGTAAGAGCAACCAAAGCCTGATGCGAATCGCCGCACCTTGTTGCGGACAAACATGTCAAACTGCTGATCCGGTGAGTCAATGTTCGGCACAGTCACGTTCTCGCCTGGCGCCAGATATTTGAACGTTCCAGGCTCAAACTCGCTGATCCTTTGATTGTTCTCGATGTCGTCTGGCGTTAGCTCACCTTCATTATTTGTAATGAATCCCATCAAGCTGGCGCCCGCACGAGCACGAATCACCGCTGCCTCTTCATACCCTTGCAGTTGATGGGCATCGGCCATCACTGCATGGAACCAAGGCACTCCACGGTTCTGCCCGGGCCTTTCTGGTAGGAACAGGTGAATGACATCCTCAGCAGGCAGGAACACATGCTTCTCGTTCCGCTGCTTGCCGTTCTGGAACCAGTAATCACCTGGATGCCGCGTCAGCATCGCGTACCGCACGGGGCGGCCCCATTCATTCACTTCAACGCCATTGCGCCACTCATTACCCGCAGCAAGCGTTCCGCCTTGATATTCCTCATCAAGCATGTCGGACTCAAGAATCTGCAGCGCCAGCGGCACACTTGACCCGCCAAATGAACGCCGCACGATCCGAAACAGTGCTTCACCACTCTCCGGCAAGGCACCAGTGGCGAGCCATTCCAAATCGTGGAAGCTATACCGCCCAGCCACATCGCAATGCTCCTTACGGCACCACGTCTTCCACTTGCCCTCAATCAACTTGTTGATTCGCTCGTCACGACGGTTGCCGCGCAGCAGCATCACCTGCGCCTGCAGTGCTACCCCAGTGCCTACAACGTTGATCTGGGTTGTGCGCTTCGCTTGCTTTGCATATGGATTGTTCCGCACCATCTCGCGGGAACGATCCCGCAACTTCCGCAGACTGGTGCGAATCTCCGCGTCCGCGCTGGTTTGCGTTGCCAACCAGTCAGCAGTCAGTCGGCTGATAATTGCGCCTTGATACGTCCGCTTTAGCTTGCGTGGTGCCGCCTGTGCCAAAGGCGCAGCCTTGGACTTGCCAAAACCAAGAGCATGACTGATGCGGTCGCGGAAGCCCATGATCAAGCGTTGAATCGAACGAACATATTCCGTGGATTGCCTAAACCATTGGCAATCATCTCAGCTTGCTTTTCACGAGCCACATCAGCCTTCAACTTGCCTTCAAGCTGCAACAGCTCGGCCAGGTCATATCGTTTGATGCTGCGATTACCAATCCGGTACTCCTTGGTGCTACCACCAGCAAGCAGCGTCCTGATCGCACTCTGTACGGCCTCTAGATCCTTCTCAGCCTGGCTGCGACCGTCATAAGCGGTAGCCGTACCCGTATAAGCAAGGCTTGGCTCCAGTGTCAGTGAGCCGCTTCCCAGCGTTGTGTTGCTGGAGTCGCTGATCTTGGTGGCAACCGCCTGCCAGTAATAGATGGTTGGCGCCGTGACACTTTCATTCACCACCCAGGTGAATCGCCACTCACTGCCTTGCGCAGTCGCAGTCAGAGTCTCTGCTGCTGCACTCGCATTGGCACGCAGGTAATACACCAGCGTGTGGTTCGTGGCGTCAACTGCTTGGCCGAACACATCCACCGTTGGCTCGTCAAGCCAAATCACGGTGTCACCGTTCCGTGCTGATTGCGGAATCTTCATGTCCTGCAGTCTAAACCCGCTTACCACTGACTAACAAAACTCTTCCTGCGTGGTGGCGCCACCTTATTGCGCTTCTCCTCGACGCCCTGCGCAGACTCCAGCCTCCGCTCCATCTGGTCCCACAGCGTTCGCTTGTCATACACCATGTACAGCCGATGCAGCGCTGCATAGCCATACACCAACTCGTCCACCGCTTCATTGGCTGCATTAGGGCGCTTCACCCAATGGCGTTCAGGGAAGCCATTCTTGAATCGCATCACCTGCTTCTCAGCAGTCAGCTCCTCGAAGTAATCGCCTGGCGTCGTCGGAAAGAAATGCAGATACCCAGCACCGGGATCGTTATGTCGCAACCTTGCGAACAACAGTGATTTCACCGTGTCACCACCAACAGGAAAGACCTGCGCTCCTTTCTTGATGGTCTTGCCCTGGCTATTCACATCAACCTTGGTCGCCTTGCCAATTGGCGGCTTGCCTTTCTGCGACATACCTTTCACCGCAATCACCCCAAGCTGTTGCCGCTCCTTGGCGTATTGATACACCACATGAGCGTTGAAGCCTGAGTCAATCGCGCAACACAGCACACGCCGCTCTGAGCCATCTTCTGCCTTGTACGGCGTCTGGAGCACTTGATCCAACTGGTTCCACACCTCAGGTCGTGTTGGGTCGCCATACAACTTGATCCGGTCCACCAGCCATCCTTCTTCCTCCCTACCCCATCCCCACACACTCAAGCTCAACCTGTCGTGCTGCACGTCGCAGCCAATCGTTAATGCCAACACCTCAGCAGGTGCCACACCTTGTTTGTAGGTCTCCTTGCCTGCACGCTCTGCCAATGCATCAGCGCCGATCTTGCTTGCGTACTCGTCTTCCCACGTCTCACCCAACACCGTGTTTACAAAAGTTTTTAATTGCTCTGCATCATTCTTCGCCTCTAGGAACTCCTCCACCAAATTCGGCCACATCGCATTTGGGCTGTAGCTATAAGCCGCCCAAATGTGAAATGACAGATGCTTGCCATTGCCCGGCGCTGTAGGCCGCCATTCGCCGCGTTCTACCATCCACCGCTTCTTCGTATGCGGAATCCATACCCCACACTTCTCGCAGCAGTAACTCGCTGTATCAGGGTCGCCATCACGCCACTTGATGTTCGTCCATTGCAAATACTGCATGTGTTCGCAGTCGGGGCATGGCACGAAATACCTGCGCTGGTCGCCCTGCTGGAACATCCGCTCCACACGGCTGAAATCCTTGATCGTCGGCGTTGAGCCGGCCACGATCTTGCGGTTCCAGTAATACTCCGTTCGCCTAATGCCCAGCTTGATCTGGTCACCCTCGGTACCAGCTGAAGGTGGGTAACCATCCACCTCGTCAAACAACACCACCCGTCTGCTTACACGCCTGAAGCCACGCGGGCTGTTGGCACCCACCAAGCTCAGCGAACCCCCAGGAAACTGCTTCTGCAAGATCGTGTTTGCACCATCTTTTGCTTTCGCCTCGGTGACCAAACCAGCCAGACACGGCGTATCACGCAGCATCGGCGCGATCTCTTCCTTCGAGTAGCCCTGCGCATCCTCGATGGTTGGTTGGACAATCATCAAGGGACACGGATCCTGATGAATGTGATAGGCGGCAACGTGATTCAGGATCTTGCTGTAACCCACGCGGGCGGATTTCATCACCGTGATCTGCTCTACCCTTGGATCAGTTATTGCATCCATAATCCCTTTTTGATATGGCAAAGTGTGCCATCTTCCGCCTTCTGCGCTGCTTTCTGCACTTAAATACGCATAATTGTCAGCCCACTCACTCAAACTCAACCGTTTTGGTGGCTTGAATGCTAACAACGTTGCTTTTTCAACCCTTGTGATGTTACTCATCGTCCTCCGGTGCTTGCTCAGCCAGATCTTCCAGCGTTTCACGCACAATCGCATCCAGCACCCCAATGGCATCCACGTCCAAATCAGGGATGCGCTGCTTTGCTTTTGTCGGGATGCCCAAAATCTTTGTCCTGGCCATCACCACAATCTCGACCCACTTCGCTTCGACATCGGCGGCAGGCACCAGCAGCCCCTCCTTCTGCTTGCGCTCCAGCTCCAGCAGCTCTGCCTTGAGGTGCTCAGTCCTCGCCCTGCTCTCGTTGTAGTCGGGGACCGCTTCGCTGGTCTTGGTGATCCGAGGTGACACCCGCTCCTCACGGCTACGCAGTGCTGGCTTGTCCACTGTCTCTCCTGGTGACTTGGGTCCGACTCCAATACGCGACTGGCTGTTGCGCGTCCATTCGTCGTACATGGTCTCACTGTTCACACGGATCTGACCATCGACGCAGTTCTTGGAGGTCAGGCGTCCCTCCGTGACTGCCTTGTAAACGGCTTGCTTACTGACGCCAAGCGCTTTCGCGGCTTCGGCTCTAGTGATCATTGGCATACACAAATACTACATTGAAATTGGATGACTGTGCTACAGTGTCCCGCTTTTT